AGAACAGTGTGACCGAGCCGCCCTCGTTGTACGGTAGTCCGGAGGGCGACGGTGGTGGTGTGGTGGAGAACTACGACGGGGCGACGTTCGCCAAGGAGCGTGACGTCAACTCGGGTCCGGGTCCGGGACACCAGCTGCGAGACTACTGGGTGCACGGTCCCGGCGCGGTGAAGGTCGGGTGGGGTACGGACGGCTCGATGGAGCGATGCATCGCGCTACTTAGTGAAAAAGGTGTTCGTAGCCCCGGTGGTCTCTGCGCCGAGTATCACCACCGTGCTACGGGAGAGTGGCCCACCGAGCACGGTGACAAGGGTATCCCAAGTGAGGGAGAGACCGTGGACTTTCACGTTGTTGAGGCGGTAGCGGGTGACTGCCCACCCGGACATCACATGATGCCGGACGGCAACTGCATGCCCGACGCGGAAATGGACGAGACACCGTCGTACGACGGTGAGACCGTCACGGCCGACGCGACCGACACCGAGGTCATGGTCGACGCCACGACGCAGACGGCACCCTGGCAGGGTGTGCTGACGGTCGAGGGTATCGAGTCGGGTGACGGCCGGATGTTCGCCGCCGGCTCACTGACGTGGGATCAGCCACCCATCCCGCTGATGTGGCAGAAGGAGACCAGTCACGGTGGGCAAGGTGACGTCTCGGTTCGCGTCGGCAGCGTCACGGAGATCTGGCGTCAGGCCGACACGGCGGGTCGTGGCGACGTCAACCTGATCATGGGTCGTGGGTTCATCGACCTCGCCAACGTCGACGGTGCCGAGGCGCACCGGCGTATGAGTAACGCGACACTCACAGGCAACTCGGTGGACGTCGACTCCGTCAAGGACGCGGATGTCGAGCTTGTCTACGCCGACGTGGAACCGGGTGAGTTCGCCGCGAGAGACAAGGATGAGGTAACCACTCCGAGTGTCGACGTCGGTAAGATGGTCTTCGCGGCGCCCGAGTTGACCCTCTACCACCGCGGCCGCATCCGCGGTACGACGCTGGTCGAGTTCCCGGCGTTTACCGAGGCGCGACTCGCGCTCAGTGACGCACTGACCGCGGCGTCGCCGGCCTCGACGGGCGGTGGCTACGCCGGTGGACTCGCGGCGGTGGCGGCCGTAGCAGCGCACAACACCGACACCACAGACGATGCCTGGGATGTCTCGGTGGCCGAGAGGCGCCTACCTGCGACGCTGTCACTCGCCACGGCGCGCCGCGTGTACGCGTGGCTGGATGACGGTGCCGTTCAGGACGGACGCATCACCAAGGCGGCCGGTAGGTTCCCACATCACGACGTCGACGAGAACGGTGTACCGGGTGCCGCCAACCTTACGGCATGCAGCTCCGGCATCGGCATCTTGCATAAGAGTAACGGCACGGTGATCTCCGCGGCCGAGCGTGAGGCCGTCTACGAGCACCTCGCGCAGCACCTCCGTGACGCGAGCCGTGAGCCTCCACCGTTCGCGGTCGTGGAGGACCGACTCGAGGCGCTGACCGCGGCGGCACACGTCATGGTCATCTCTGACGTGCCGCCGGCCGAGTGGTTCCAGGAGCCGCTTGACGTCACACCCCAGGGCGCGCTGACGGTGACGGACAAGGGTCGTGTCTACGGCTACCTCGCACCGATCGGCGTCGCGCACCGCAGCTTCCAGGATCGGCAGGTCTACGTACCGCTGCGCAACGTCGACTACACACGGTTCCACGGCGGAGAAACGATCGTCGCGGGTGGCGGTCGGGTCATCACCGGACCGATCACCATGAACTGCGGACACCTGCCGCCGGTACCGGGCTACTCGACACTCGACGCGCTGGAGCACTACGACAACTCCTGCTCCGTCGTAGCGTCCGTCTGCGTGGGTGCGAGTCGCCAGGGTGTCTGGGTCGCCGGCGCGCTGCTGCCCGGTGTGACACCAGAGCAGGTCACACGTATGATGACGTGTCGGCTGTCCGGTGACTGGCGGCCACACCTCGACCGACCGGGTTGGCGCGAGTTGACCGCCGCACTCCTGGTACCCGTGCCGGGCTTCCCGCTCGCACGTGTCTCACCCAGCGTCGCCGTCTCTGAGGGGCAGCTCGTGGCGTCATCCGTTCCTGTGCAGTTCTCACGTGGACTGGTCACAGCCGGTCAGGTCGCGCAGGCGGCACAGCCAAACCTCCGTGCGACGGTGCAACTGATCGCACGAACCATCGGACGTGACCGTGAGGCGATGCTCGCCGAACGCGCAGCGAGACTCACCGAGCTGCGAGGTCGGGTGCACACGGAGGTGGGTGCCGACCTAAAAGCGAGTAGCGCGTTCGGTGATCTCAGCACCGAGGCGCGCGAGGCAGCCGCCCGGAAGGGTGAGGCACTGTCGGACGGCTCATACCCGATCCGCAACGTTGCCGAGCTGCGAGACGCGGTGCAGGCGTACGGACGTGCCGGTGACAAGGCCGCGGCGAAACGTCACATCATGAAGCGGGCGCGGGCGCTCGGTCGCACCGACCTGATCCCCGAGAACTGGCTGAGCGCGTCTGAACGGGTTCTCGCACTCACCACGCGTGTTCACGCGAAGTTCGATCCTAGCCAGGCGCGTGATCCGAACTCGGGAGAGTGGATCGACATCCCGGGTGGCGTACCTGATGACGACACACTTGCCGACATCTTCAGTGGTACACACACTCCTGGAAAGATTCTCGCCACCGCCAGTGACGACGGCACGAAACTTCGACTCGTCGGTGGTGATGATGACGGTGAACCCGGAAATGTTGCTCTTGAAGAATATAACCCGGATCTTAAGAAGTGGGTTGTATCACAAGATATGATGGCTTCTGAGGATCTCGACCGGTCGCTTAACTGGAAGAAAGCCGGTGTATCCGGTGGATCCGGTAATGAGGGACCAACACGCGAGGAAAACATCGCGCGCATGCGACGTCTCGAGGCGCAGGCCGAGGGGGACACGGGTCTCAATGAACGTGAGGCACGCGAGCTGAAGCAGTTGCGACGGTTGTACGGGTAGAGGTCACACATCAGTGAGGCTGGTACAGTAGCAACGTAACGCACTAAGCAGGAGGTAGAAGCATGCCGTGCCCCTGTCAGAGTAGGGCGAAGACCGACCAGCAGACGTCTGCGCAGACCGTAACGCAGACCGAGCTGTCACCCGAGACGCTGAACCACCCGCAGCAGGTTCCACCACCGGCACCGGTGACGGCCTCCGCGGCACGGTAAGAGTACACAGTCGCACTGTTGCACAGTTTCACCTGGTAGGTTACCGTAGTACCTGGGCCGCACGTCAACGTTTCGTCCACACCCGATCTAGCGAGGTATGTCCGTGGACAACGAGCCTGTGGCCTTTCCCCAGGATCTCTCTGCTCTCTCACTCGAGGCTCTCAACACACTCGAGACGCAGGCGACGCAGGAGTTCGACACCCTCGCTGCCGATGACAACATCGACGACGCCGGTGTGGAGCGCCTGACGACTCTCGCCAACGGTATCGAAACCGTTCGTACCGAACGTACCGGTCGCAACGCCGCACTTCAGACGCGGCGCGGCCAGCGTGACGCACTCACCGCACGGATGCAGGCGGCACGTAGCGCGCCGGCCGCTACCGAGCCCGAGGATGATGAGTCCAGCGACTCGGACGAGACGGAACCCCTCGTCGAGGCGACGCCCGAACCCGTCGTAGCCGGTGGCGTAACGACGCGACCGCGAACATCTCTCGCGACCGCCCAGTCGCTCGCACCCGGGCTACCCAACCGGCCGTCGGCGTCCGACCTACTCAGCATCACCGCGGCGTCCCCAACGTCCGGTGTGCAGATTGGTTCGCGCTTCGAGACGTTGGACAGCCTCGTCACCGCGGTGCAGAGTCACTCACGCGCCCTCGCGCCGACACACGGTACGCCGAGCTTCCTCACGGTGGCCAGTGTCGCGAAGGACTACGAGTACGTCATCGATGACCGCTCGAACCTACGTGACTTCGACGCAATGGCCAAGGCGATCCGCTCACCGGACAACATCGAGTCGATCGTCGCCGGTGGTGGCTGGTGCGCACCCTCCGAGATTCGCTATGACTTCTTCAACATCACATGTGAAGACGGCATGGTGGATCTGCCGGAGTTCGGCGTCACGCGCGGCGGCATCCGGTTCCCGGTCTCGCCGTCACTGGCCGACGTCTTCACCGGCTCGTTCACCAACGCGACCAACCCGTGGGTGTGGACCGAGGGTGACGACATTCTCACCGTCACCGGCTCGCCCAACAAGCCGTGCGTCCGGGTCATCTGTCCGTCGTTCTCCGAGGTTCGCCTCGAGTGCTACGGCATCTGCCTCACCGCCGGTAACCTCACGGACAACGCGTACCCCGAGTCGACGAGGAA